GAACTCTCATAGCCTGTATCCATTCTTGCAAGAATGGTTGGTCTTGGTGGAAGACACTGTGGTAACACGGCTATTTCACCTTGGCCGAAAGGTGATCTCTCAGCTCGAACAATTATTCTCCTCTAACGAGGGGGATCCCTCTGTGGCAACACACGGGGCTGGGTCATTTCCCGGTTTTGGACGAACGCAAGGACTAGGAAAACTTGGGTATAAAGTCGAACCCGCCGGTAAGGTCCGGGTATTCGCAATGATGGAGTACGTGTCACAGATAGTGTTCTTACCGCTTCACGAAGCACTCTTTAAGGTTTTACGTTCCATCCCTCAGGATGGGACGTTTAATCAAGTGGCCCCAGCTAAGTTGCTGCTGGAGCGAGTAGGCCCTAAGGGGTCCTACTGGTCATATGATTTGAGTGCGGCAACGGATCGGTTCCCACTAACACTGGAGCACGGAGTCGTGAGTCTGCTCATTGGACCGCGGCTAGCGAGACTATGGACGATCTTGATAGCATCAAGAGACTTCATGGTGCCGAAACCCCCAAAAGGGGTTACCATCCAGACCCCAAAGGGAATGGATTCGGTTCCACATACTGTGAAGTATGCGGCGGGACAACCACAAGGAGCTCTCTCTTCGTGGGCGTCGTTCTCGCTCTCCCATCATTTTCTTGTCCAATTTGCCCATTATAGAGCATATGGAGTGATGGTTTGGTTTGAACTTTATGCCTTACTTGGGGATGATATCGTCATCGCTGACGAGAAAGTGGCCAAGGAGTATACGGCCTTACTCCGAGTAATCGGAGTGGAGGTTAGTTTGGCGAAATCCTTGATCTCGTCAAACGGCACCTTCGAGTTCGCTAAGCGAACTTGGGTCCATGGACAGGAATGTTCATGGATATCCTTGACCGCTCTTGGAGCTTCGCTCCAAGATTTCGGTATCTTGGAATCTCTCCTATTAACAACAGGAGAGCGATCCTTGGCGGCAACGCTGAGGGTTGGTGCGAAAGTACTTGGCCATGGCTTCCGAGCCCTGGCACGGCTTCCAGCTGTGTTGGATCTCCGAAGTCATCTTCAGGGCCTGGCTATACTCCTAACGAGACCGGGCTCAGCTTGGTCTTCCGGTGTGGAGAACTGGTTCTTTCAGCCTAGG